AATGTCTCTGGGTCTCGTGATCTTTGCCGACATTATATCAGCACCTCACCCAATTTGTCAATACCCCCCGTCACAAAATCCCCACAGATGCCCCTCATAAATCCACAGACCCCGAATAAATATCCCCAGACTCATTGACAAAATCCGCCCAGCATCTTACAATACTTTCAGTAACCAACGGAGCGCACTTATGTCAGTAGCATACACCCAGGCACAGAAGCAGCGTTATAGGATTACTCTAGATCTATCAGTGTTCGGTGACTTCGACCCACATCAGATTGATTGGGAGAAGTTATTCAAGTTGGAACCTGCAGAGAAGTGTGATGCGTATGTAGAGGACTTAAGTACACCTGACCGCTGGTAGAGTAACAGTAACTTGGGGCCTTGAAAGTGTACCAGTTATGTAAGGACGCAACCCACACGATGCCTACCACTTACCAGACCAACATTCAAGACCAGACCTATAACGGTTGGACGAATTATGAGACCTGGAATGTTGCTCTCTGGATTCAGAATGATGAGGGTTTCTATCACCTTGCCCGTGAGGTAGGTAACTATGAAGACTTTGTAGATGCGCTGGAAGCGTGTTCTTTCAACTCTCTAAAGACGCCTGACGGAGTATCATTCAAAGACCACAAAGTTAACGTCCTTGAGATTAACTCTGACGTGTTCGATTTCTGACCTTAAGTAACACTCACTCATTCACTCTTAACTAACACTCAAATGACTCAAGTTCGTACCGTCACCTTCACCAACGTGCAAGACAAAGTAGAGCGTACTGTAGAGTTCCCTGATATCAACAAAGCAATGCAATTCGTCACCTCTCTGCATATCGCTGGTGTTGATGCAGTTGTAAATCTTCTCCCTGAAGATATCGCTGCCTAGTTTATACTCAACTCCTGTCGTATGAGTATAAACTAGGCACGTTCCAGGAAGTAGCACAACTGCTACAATGAGAGGACTAGGGACACTCTCACCCAACACACAGTTCACAACACTTTTCTTCTTTATTATGTCCAAGTCCGTGATGCTTTCTCTGCTTGCTCAAGGTAACACTGGCAGTGAGATTATGTCCATTCTGGATGCAATCGCCAGTGATAATGTTGGTGGGTTTGATTATATCGAGTCGCCCATGATTGAGTCGGCACTTGGTATTCCTACTCTGGAGGAAGTAGCGTTCTGATGTATAGTGAGGGTGCTGCAGTGATTGACACTGTGGCACTCTTATGTTATGCTTGGTGATATCAGTGATTCGGCAGTGTTTTACCGCCGATTGTTTATAGCGCCGCGCGGCGTTGTTATAACCCCGTCGCCCCGCCCCCCTTATTAAAAAAGGCAAACTACCCTAACCTACAGAGGTGACAAATCGACCAAGATATATCAATCTCATAAAATTTTTCCGGAAGTATGATAGGTCTTCGAAACCCCCGCAGAAGAACGCAGAGACGCCCATATTGGAGTTTTTGGAAGGTTGTAATAGCAGGCTGGATGATACGTTATCCACGCCCATTTTTTGTAGCACTGGGATTTTGTATTGCTGTGATATATAATGCAGTAACGAAATAAGATTGAAAGAAAAAATTCCGGAGATATTTTTATGACTGCAAATGAAAAAATATATCACATATATGCAAAGGATAAGTGTTTATTTCATTCATTAAAAGAAGAAGAATTTCATAACACTTGGAGTACATTAAAGAGACTGGTAGATGTATTAGACACTCGCTATGCGGGTGATGATTTAACGTATGAGGAACTCGTAGTGAATAAGAGAGCAGTATTAGATTCTTCTCATTGACAAATACTAAATAAACGGATAAAATTGATCTGAAGGTTAATTTAACTTATGGCAAAAGGATTTACTGTAAAGACTGTAGCACCAAAGAATACCACTGAAGAGTGGGATATTGATGCTATTAAAGAAAGGATGAAAGGTAAGAGTATTGTTTTCTGTCTTCCTGGACGTGGATGTTCTTTTATCTTTTTGAAAGCATTTGTACAACTTTGTTTTGATCTTGTACAAAATGGAATGAGTATTCAGATTTCTCAAGATTACTCATCAATGGTGAACTTTGCACGTTGTAAAGTTCTTGGTGCAAATGTACTTCGCGGACCAAAGCAAGTGCCTTGGGATGGAAAACTAGAATATGATTATCAACTTTGGATTGATAGTGATATTGTTTTTGATTCTCAAAAGTTCTGGCAGCTCTGTGATGTTGCTCTCCCTGCTGAAGGTGAGGAGCGTGAAATTGTCGCTGGTTGGTACGCTACAGAGGATGGACACACAACTTCTGTCGCGCACTGGTTAGAAGAAGATGATTTCCGTAAGAATGGCGGAGTGATGAATCATGAAACTGTAGATTCAATCTCCAAGCGTAAGAAGCCCTTCACTGTTGATTACACAGGTTTTGGATGGGTGATGATTAAGAAGGGGGTATTTGAAGGTCTTGAGTACCCTTGGTTTGCTCCCAAGATGCAAGTCTTTGAATCTGGCGCAGTTCAAGATATGTGTGGCGAAGACGTTTCATTCTGTCTTGATGCTATTGATGCAGGATTTAAGATCTGGTGCGACCCTCGTATTAGAGTCGGACACGAAAAGACTCGCATTATCTAATGGAAAGAACTTACAATCTTTTATATAAAGGGCGTAAAATTTATTCAAATCTCACTGCAGAAGATTGTAGTGAGATTCTTCAAGACTTCTCGGAGCGTTATTTCTCGGGAGAAGACATTGATCCAACTTTAATTGAAATGGAGGAAACTTATGGCTAAAGGTGGCGGTAATAAAACAGTGTTTCAACCTGGAGCACCAAAGAAAACACGTCAAGGACGTTCTGCTCGTACATTGTTGAGTGCAACATCTCGTAATGGACGTAAGAAAAGGTATCGCGGGCAAGGAAAATAATATTCAGAGTGCTTAAATAGAATTAAGCACTCTTTTTTTATGACTGAAAAGGAAAAGCATATTTTTAAGTGGATACAAGAAGTATCTAAAGTTAGAACAGAATTAAATGGATTTGCAATCTGTCCATTTGCATCAAAGTCCAAATATCAGGTCGTAGAGTGCTCTGCAAGCGCCATAGAGGTGGTTGAAGGACTTGATGTAATCATTTATATCATTGAAGACCATTTTAATCTTGAAGAGGTGCAAAAATGGGTTGAAATATGCAACTCAAAACATCAAGATTGGAAATTTTTTGAAGACTGTGGAGCATATGATACCTTTATTAATGGGATTCAAACCAATAATGGCAAGTATAACCTTATATTGGGACAACCTAAACAGAAACTTCGTAAATTTAGGGAAACTTTAGCAAAAACTGAGTACTATAAGATGTGGGATGACTCATATTTGAGGGAAATTTTGGAAGATGACTATGATATAATTGAAAAACGGGATAGCAACCCCGTAAAAAGTTCTGATTTTAACTAATCAGGAGCAAAAATGGACCAAAAAATGTTAAGAGAGATTGCAAATGACGATCTAAATCCAAAAAAACACGATTTTTTCCATCAAAACGAAATTCACGAAAAAATTCGCAATGATGATGACTATGATGATTGGGAATATGGCACCGAACCTCTTTATGAATCAAAAAATCCTTAATAAATAAGATAGAATTATAATAATCAATGCCTTTACAGAGGGTAAGTCAGGGATTTAAAGATATTAGTATGTCATTTCAGAGCAATCCTCTGACAAATGACCTGATTGCCCTCAAAAATGAGTCTGCAATTGCTCGCTCTGTTCGTAATATTGTATTTACTTTACCTGGAGAGAAATTTTTCAATCCAAATTTTGGATCTAGGGTAAGTAAATCATTATTTGAAAATATTGATCAAATTTCTGCCTCAATCATTGACGATGAAATTAGAAATTCGATTGCCAACTATGAGCCTAGAGTCAGTTTAATTGATGTTCAAGTAAATCCTGATTATGACAACGGTGGTTTTGATGTTATTATCATTTATAGGATCGTTGGTATTGATGTTCCAGCGCAACAATTACAATTCGTTCTGCAACCTACTAGGTAAATGCCATTAGTAAACTTTTCAAATCTGGACTTCGACCAGATTAAAACAAGTCTTAGAGATTATCTAAGATCAAACTCTAATTTTACTGATTATGATTTTGAGGGATCTAATCTCTCAACTATTCTTGATGTTTTGGCATATAATACCTATATCACTTCATATAATGCAAATATGGTTGCAAATGAAGTGTTTATTGATAGTGCGACGTTAAGAGAGAATGTTGTTGCACTTGCAAGAAATATTGGATATGTTCCCAGATCAAGAAAAGCAGCAGTTGCAACTATAAGTTTTTTTGTTGATACTAGTAATATTACACCAGTGCCTTCATCATTAACTCTAAAAAAAGGAACTATTGCTAGTACATCAGGAACTTTTGGAAATCAGTCGTTTGTATTTTCAATTATAGATGATATTACAGTTCCGGTTGTAGATAATATTGCATCTTTTAACGACATTCAGATTTATGAGGGAGTATTGCTTACTAGCAACTTCACTTATAACTCAAACAATCCAAATCAAAGATTTATTTTACCAAACGCTGGTGTTGATACTGCACTTATTTCAGTTAAAGTAAAAGATTCTATAACAGCAACAGCATCTACAAAGTATAGACTTCAAGATAGCGTTTTTGATGTAAATAATAATTCTAAAGTTTATTATCTTCAAGAAATTGAAGATGAGAGGTACGAATTAATTTTTGGCGATGGAATTTTATTTGGTAAGAAATTAGAAAATAACAATTATGTTGAAGTAAACTATATTGTATCTAATGGTGATAGTGGAAATGGTGTAAGTCAGTTTAGTTTTTCTGGAAGACTGACTTACACCAGAAATGCTATAGAATACACAGTAACTTCCGGAATATCGCTTCTAACTACTGGAGTTATTTCTCAAGGTGGAGAGAATATTGAGTCTGTAGAATCTATTAAGAGATATGCTCCAAGAATCTATGCTTCTCAAAATAGAGCATTATCTGCAAATGATTATGAAGCATTGATTCCAAACAAGATATACCCCGAAACCGAATCAATTTCTGTGTTTGGTGGAGAAGAACTAGTTCCTCCACAGTATGGAAAAGTTTTTATTAGTATTAAACCAAGAAATGGTGATTTTCTCCCCAATTTGATTAAGGAGAATATCAAAAGAGATCTTAAAAAGTATGCAGTTGCTGGAATTGTACCAGAAATTTTAGATTTGAAATATCTTTTTATTGAAGTTAATTCGAATGTTTATTATAATACCAATCTTGCACAAAGTTCTGCGTATGTTTCGACGCTGATTCAATCAAATGCTAATAAGTATGCAGAATCTACTGAATTAAATAAGTATGGTGCAAGATTTAAGTATAGTAAATTCTTGAAAATTATTGATGATAGTCACGAATCTGTGACTTCCAATATTACTACAATACAAATGAGAAGAGATTTGAGAGTTGCATTAAATACTTTTGCAGAATATCAAATTGGTTTTGGAAATGAATTCCATATCAAGAGTATGGATGGGTATAATATAAAGTCTTCTGCATTTAGAGTTTCTGATTTCCAAGAACCTGTTTATTTTTCAGATATTCCGGATACCAATAGAACAACTGGATCTATTTTCTTGTTTACTGTTCCAAATGTAAATTCTACGACTGCAACAATTGTTAAGAGAAATGTTGGAACAATTGATTATAAAAAAGGAATTATCACACTCAACCCAATTAATATTTTATCAGGGAAAGTGAAGGATGGGCAAACAATTATTGAAATATCAGCAGTACCACAATCCAATGATGTAATTGGATTGCAGGATCTTTATCTTCAACTAGATATTAATAAGAGTGTTTTTGAAATGATTCCTGATGAAATTTCTTCAGGACTTGATCCTTCAGCATCTAACTATATTGTAAAATCAAGCTACAGTAACGGGAACCTAGTAAGATCATAATAAAATGACAGAAAAAAGAATCCAGTTTAATAACATTATTCAAAATCAACTTCCAGCGTATGTTAGGGAGGAGTTTCCGCTAGTAGCTGAGTTTCTAAAACAATATTATATTTCTCAAGAATTTCAAAGTGCTTCTACTGATTTAATTCAGAATATTGATCAGTATTTAAAACTTGATAGTATTAAGAGTAATGCAGAATCAACAACACTTACTGCAGACATATCTTTTTTTGATGAAACAATAGCAGTATCGAGCACTGTAGGGTTTCCTGATTCTTATGGATTATTGCAAATAGATAATGAAATTATTACATATACAGGAAAAACTTTAACTTCTTTTACTGGTTGTATAAGAGGGTTTAGTGGCGTATCTTCATATAATACAAAGAATAAACCAGATGAACTGACATTTAATTCTACAGAATCTGCAGATCATAATAAGAAAAATGCC